TTCAGGCCAGATGACATCCGGCGCGGTGCTGGTATCTGTTGCCGTCACCGCGTCAATGTAATCCAGCACAGCGTTAAGTCGGGTGGTTTCTGCCTGCGTCAGCTTCCGTCCGGCCTGTAGTTTCAGTTGAATCAGACTAATGGAAGCCATTGCTGCATCAATAAGTGACTGGCGCAGTGCTTCTGCCGCGTCTACTGCGGCATTATGCTGTGCCTCAGTATCTGTCACCCATTTCTCACCATCCCATTTATCGTATGGCGTTAACGGGGCGATAGTGGTTGTATTATCAGGGTAATCACCCGGAGCTGTGATTTCTTTTGATTCTCCTGTTTCGGTGCTAAAGACGATTTCACCGCGATGGTCTGGCACATATTCCCATGAGTTAAAATCTGCAGATCGGCAGATTGCATAACCAGCTTTGTATGCGCCTGGGGCATCTAAACAGGAATATGCCGGAATGCCGACACCAATAGCAAGATATTCAGTTGAAGCTGAAATATATTCCCGACTCATGACATCAAAGTTATAAACAGTAATTTCTCCTGCCATAGTGGCAATTAATTCACTGTTTAATTCTGCGTTATTCATTATGCAGCCCTCACAATATAGTTAAAAGCGACATTTCGTGGGCGTGTTTCATTCGCACCTGCAGGTTTAGTCGTTGCCGCAACAACACCACCCTCTGTAATAGCCGGGTTGGGAATTGGGTAATTATCGAAGTCAATGGCCGGAGACAGGGGCGTGATTTGTTTTAAAATCGTGGTGCCTGTAAAACTTTCCAGAGTCTGGTCGTTAGTTCGTGAAGTCCAGATTCCCCAATAGTGGTTATGACTGACAATCGCACCGTCCTGAAGCGTTAATAATCCCCTTCCGTTATCCACTCCACGTCCGTCATCCCAGCCACGAATAAACTCACCGCGTAAATCAGGCAATTTATTTGTCGGGTAAGCCTTTGCCAGTTCCGGGTATTCTTCAGCAGAAAAAGCCGCACCATTGCATTTCAGCCAGCCTGTCGGCGGAGTGGCGGAAGGCCACGGAACAGGCACACCAACAGGTAATGCAGAGCCTTCTCCCAAACCAAGGTATGCGAGAAGACCAGCTACATCCTTTCCACTCAAATTGGTAAGCGTATTGTCCAGCGGTTGTTTACCTGCCAGCGCATTAAGCATTGTCGTGGCAAAGTTCGGATCATTCCCCAGTGCCGACGCCAGTTCGTTCAATGTATCCAGTGCCGCAGGTGCAGAACCCACCATTGCTGCAATCGCTGATTTCACAAAAGCTGTAGTGGCAATCTGTGTATTGTTGACCGACTGTGCCGCAGTAGGTGCTGTTGGCGTTCCGGTGAGTGCCGGACTCGACAGCGGTGCTTTTAGTGCCAGCGCATTGTTAATGGTGGTACTGAATTTCGGGTCACCGATCGCAGTGAAATGCAACATTCTGACCAGCACCTACATCCCTCACCCGCTGCTCAGCCAGCAGGCTTTTTCGCGTTTTGTGCAGGACTATCTGGTTTTTGGTAACGCCTACCTGGAAAAACGCACGAACCGCTTCGGAGAGGTCATCGCTCTTGAGCCTGCGCTGGCAAAATACACCCGACGCGGATTAGACCTGGATACCTACTGGTTTGTGCAATACGGCATGACTACGCAGCCGTATCAGTTCACGAAAGGCAGCATTTTTCATCTGATGGAACCGGACATCAACCAGGAGATCTACGGCCTGCCCGGTTATCTTTCTGCCATTCCGTCAGCCCTGCTCAACGAGTCCGCCACGCTGTTCCGCCGTAAGTATTACATCAACGGCAGCCATGCAGGCTTCATCATGTACATGACCGATGCCGCGCAGAATCAGGAGGATGTGAACAACCTCCGCAACGCGATGAAAAGTGCCAAAGGTCCTGGTAACTTCCGTAACCTGTTTATGTACTCGCCTAACGGTAAAAAAGACGGGCTTCAGATCATCCCATTGTCAGAAGTCGCGGCGAAGGATGAATTTCTTAACATCAAGAACGTGAGTCGGGATGACATGATGGCAGCGCATCGTGTGCCGCCACAAATGATGGGGATTATGCCGAATAATGTTGGGGGGTTTGGGGATGTGGAGAAGGCTAGTAAAGTATTTGTTCGTAATGAGTTATTACCGTTGCAAAAAAGATTACAGGAAATAAACATATGGCTAGATGAGGAAATAGTAACATTCGATAGTTATCAGCTTACTTGAAAAAACGGAGTCAGATATTCTGACTCCTTATTTCAACCAAGAATGGACTTCAATGACAAATTGAGCTTATCAATTAATTTTTCATCCTCATAGTTTACAGACTTGATGTTTTTGAGCATCGCAGGCAATTCAGCATCACCAATTATCACAGGAATTATAGGAACATAGTTTTCATCTTTTACCGTAGCTTTACGGAGAAAGCCCTCTACCTCCTTTCTTATATATGACTCCATATCTTCATTAGACAGAAGCAATATAGCCGCAGCGCTATTGTCTATAGCCTGATTAATTTGCTTTTCAATAATCTGCCCGGGCAATATGTTATTTTCATCAAACCATACATCAAAACCTAACTCATTAAGCTTACAAGTTATTTGACGGGCCTTATCTTTTTCTTGTACGGGATACATTAGAAATATTTGCTTTCCTTTTTTAACGGCCTTTAGTCTTCTTTCCCTTAATTTCATTAACACAATCAAACTCAGGCCAGAATAGGCAAAAGATAATCCAATAACGGAGATGATAATCTCATCATTAACTCCTTGAAATAAATATGGGAGCCGTGGAATAAGAGCCATAAGAAACCCAACAACAGCCAATGCAATTGAAATAATATAAAGAGTATTTTTTTTCATTTACACACCCTTAATCCACAAAACAAAGGAAGCAAAAAATAATATGCCGACTAAATTACACCCAATACATAAAACCCAAATTTGACCTTTTGGATTTCCTGTTCGCCCTTCCCAATCTTGATGAAAAGACATGATCCCCAGTAATACAAAAAGAGAGAAGGCAAGAAAGCTAGTAGTTCCAATGTACTGATTAACCACTTGGTTAACCGTGGTTACTGTTTGAACAGTTTTAGTCAAATCATATAAATTCAACAATGATGCACCAATTGTCGATAATATCAACTCATTCCCAAAGTAAAAATCACTCTTTTGCCAACCAGAGGATCTGGCAAGTTTTTTTACAAAAGCCCCACATAGAATCATCAACAATGGAAAAATTAAAGCAACAACGTATTTATTACCAATGACATCAATCATTAATCATCATTCCTTCAATAAATCGCATCATGCCTTTTTGTTTTTAGCTTCATCCACAACCAGTCACCATCGACATCAATATATCACATACTAAATATATAATAATTTTATCGAACTATACAAAGCAACCAAGAGTAAAAATAACATACTCTGCCTTACATTCGAAAGGACATTATCATCCCAACGCGCGCTCGTATCCCCGCCACGCCTGCCCGCTTTATGTAGTAGTTTTCATGCAGGTGCATGATCTACGCAAAAGCCCGCCAGTTCTGGCGGGCCTTAGCAAAAACGATCCTCAAACGATCATGCGATCTCATGCAGCATAGTCATGCACGATCATTTGACTCAGCATCTGCTGCACGCTTGCTGCGCGAAGATGCACTTTTACTACCAATCTTTCGACAGTTCTTTCTATCCCTGGCTTCATTTTCTTTAAATTTGTTATATGTCTCAGTATCAAAAAACGAAATTGTTTCAACCTCATCTTTTGGTATGAGCACACGGAAATCTTCGATATTAAGCCGAGACATTCCACTTATCACACCACTATCAAGATAATGTTGGTGATAGTTAGTCGTGATACTAATCGTTAGATCATCTTTATCCCGATATCCGCTTAACATCGGGAGAAGTTCAAGGTGTTCTGAAAGCCCGTTTTCTAACGCCGGACAAGTAACAAGACCAACATAGATTTTGCGAGACGACAGAGTTGCTATGATCGGAAACTGTCTTGCGGACGCTTCCATGAGTAATGATTCGAAAGCGTTATTACCCACAGCTTTAGCTAAGGCATCCCAGCGACGATCTCCACGTGATGTGCGTAACTTATTTCCAAAACCTGAAATCGCAGCGAGGACAATTGAAATCATAACCCATGCTATCTGTTTGATTTCATTTATTCTTTGAAGTTTGTCTTTCGATGAAGACAACATGCCGTTAAAACTGTCAGGTGTTAGATTCAAGGCATTAGCCAGCCAACGAAACCCTCCGCTGACGTTCAAAATAAAGGTGAAAAAACCGCCAAGGAGAAAAAAAACGATACCCCAGGCAGCCACAAAAAAATAAGCGTCCCAGCCGTTGGAACGCTTATATCGGTATCTTGTTGAAAGTGATAGGTTTACATAAATAAAACCACTAACCAAAATCACTGCTAAAAGTAATGTTGCCATTATCTGGTTCTATTAGTTTTCTCTTTTACAGTGCTCGTTTTGATGCCTTCAAGCTTATCCATCTGTGCCTTGATGGCATCCATTGCTCTTTTGTTAGACAAGTCTACGGACACAAAACCATCTTTACTAAGATTGAGTTTGTCCTGGTTCTCTTTAAGAACCCTTGCCAGACGTTCAACTGGGTTACCCAGGCTAAATGCGGCGATGCTTGACATAACTCCCCCTTTTCACATGGCGCGGAAGTCTACACTCCGACGCCTACAACCTCAACAGATTATCTTTAAAATTTAGACAACAATATCATCTGTTGATTTCGTTACTTAAACTTAAGTTCAATGCGCTCGATCATGCAAGCGGTTTCTTAAGAACTGTTAATTTCCTGGCATATATAGTGGTTAAGGTAACAAATTGACACTAACGCCTCGCATAGCTCGTTGTTCAACCTTGCTGACGCCAGAAGCAAGTTCAGACGCCAGCAACGTTTCTTAATGCAGCCAGCTGTCGTCTTCCCACACCTTCTGCATAATTTTCATTACTTGTTTCCTTTCTTCGTCCAGTTGCAGTCCGGTCAGTTCCACACCGTTAGAGCTACCTTTACGGATACGAATTACCGTTTTGGGATACAGGGGGCGCAGATTGCGGTAAAGCTCGGATTCAAAGGCGTCCAGGGTAGACTGGCTAATCTTCTGCTCTTTATCGATCATTATTTCAATGCGCATAAAAGTCACCTCAACTGATGACATCCATTGAGCGGTTGTATTCGTGGGTTCTGATTTTTGCCATGAGTTCATCTGTCAGTTCAGAAACCCACTGCAAAGCCAGCCCCTTCTCTTCATCACTACACTCACTAGCCGCTACAAGCTTAAGAAAAAAATCAATGCGCTGGAGCTTCAAAGACTCCAAAAAATAGTCCTGCATCTTTCCTCCTATAACACCAAAGAAATACTGTATAAATAACCACTGTTTATATTTACAGTATATAATAATCTTACTGATGTAAAACGTTTTTTTACGTTCATCGGCCTGATATGCCTGGTATTATTAAGAGCACGAATTGTTAACCCGCGTAATTAATACAGGTTTCGCCACTTATCATCTTCCTGCAAACGCTGGTTCCGATAGAAGATACGCAGGCCTGCTCCTGACGGAATACTGCCGCCGCGAAGCAGTAAATCGACCTCTTTCTCGCTGCCATCAAATCCCCTGGACTTCAGTTCATACACGAGCTGCTGTCGCTGATGATCTGTAATTCGCTGTTTGTAGTCTTTACGCCGTTTCGGTTTCACCAGGCGTAACCTTGCTGCCAGTTCCCGGCGCTCTTTTTTGCTCATACTGTGCAGGTAATCGTGCAACTCCTTGTCATCCATGCGGGTGATATCCGTTCTGGTATCTCCATCAGCTGATTTGTCTTTCCCTTGTTGGTACAAATTTTCAGCAAGGGGACAGTTATTGCCACGAGTCCAAGGGGCGCAAGCGCCCTGGTCGGCTACCGCCTCCTGAACGTCAACGGCTTTACGAACCATTTTCCACTTCACTGCATGAGTGCAGATCTTGCCCTCTGCAATGGGTGACCAGATGCCATAAATACGAATGCCGTGATCGCCATAGGCGGTCGGCTCTTCGTTAATTTCATAAGCAGTTCTGATGAGGTGATATTTGCGGGGAACCAGTACACCACCCTGCTTCATGATGTAAGTGGCAAAACAACCAGCATCAGCAGCAGCCAGGATGGCATCAAGGCGCGGGTTATCCAGTACCGGCGCACCTGCTTTTTTGTCGCCCTGTTGCCTTGCCGCCTGACCAGCCAGCAATCGCAGTTCACGGTAAGCCTGACGCCCCGGAATACCAAAGAAGCGGAATTGCTGAACACGATGCAGAGACGCCCAGGCATTAACGTATTCAGCGTTATCACGCAGGGATTTACCCGTTTCCTTGCTGATCTCGCCAGCCAGACCACGCCCGTCAATGTTCTTACTAATGTATTTCGCGATGTAGCTTGTCGGTGTTCCTTTGCGCGGGTTTATCAGCTCAGATTTAAAGCGTGGACCAGTGTTATTACCCAGTTCCTCGCGGTCTTCACGGATGGCAAACTTACGCAACAATGCAGTAATGGCACGGCGGTCTTTTTTGCGCATGAAACACAACAGGTGCCAGTGAACCGTACCGTCATGATGCGGCTCAGCCACCCGCACGCCATACCAGCGCAACCCGGCTTTGTGCATCGCCTTACGAAATGCAGCAAACATGCCGACCAGATAATCGCTGCTTTGTCTTACCGTCGCATTTGTCCAGGTTGGGTTTGGTCTGCCGTTATTGAGCGTGGAATGGAAACGTGACGGACAGGTAATGGTGTAGAAAACGGCGCAGTCACCACGCATTTCCGCGATAAGCTCCAGGCCTTTAACACAGGCCATCATCTCATTGCGGCGATGCGCAGGGTTGCTGCTGCTGGCGTTTACCACATCCTCCATGTCCAGCGTGTCGCCGTCTTCGTTCACCAGTTCATGAGAACGAAAAAACTCCAGCGACTTACGGCGCTGCTCACGTTTATGCATCACGGCTTCATAGCTGACATAGGGAGATGCTTTTTTGCTGACCAGGCAGACAGCACGCAACTGCTCTTCCCGCCATTCGCAACGCATCTTCCATAATTTCCGGTACCACCAGTCAGCGCACAACATACGCGCCAGCGAACCCGGAATGAGTTCATAGGGCACGGGTTTACGGCGGTTTCTTTTCCGACGGAGTTGCTCAAACGCAGGCGGGATAACATCCAGACGCAGGGTTTCCGCTGCCACCTTTTCCCATGTCTTGCGGATTTCTTCTGGCTTAACGTCATCGGTGGCATACAAATCACCACAAGCTGCATCAAGGCACATGCTCATATGCGCAGCGACAAGGGTAGACAGGCGCTTCACCTGATCCTGACTCATTTCAGGCAGGATAAGCAGGCCATCCAGCCCTTCATGGCTTGCCATAAAGCGAAAAGAAGCGGATAGCTGACTGTCGCGTACATGCTCCAGTCGTTCCAGACATGGCTTAATCGTCTCACGCAAATAGCGGGAATAAGCCTTTGGCCTGCCCAGGCTGCTGAAGTATTCAATACGTTGCATCAGCGGCTTGCTGATATGGGAAGGCTGGGCATTGACGTCCGCCAGAATGACCATATCTGGATTAAAACGCTGCTGCTCATGCGCCAGCTTTGCCCGACTAATGAGCTTATCCTGCTCCATTTCGCGCTGGACAGGATCACGGGATTCATTAAAGAAATAACGCTCCCAGACCTGATCACTCAGTGCCTCGCGGCGCAGCTGTTCCTGCTCGTTATCGGCAGCGTACAGAGTGATCAGGTTTGAAAGCGCAGAAACCGGCGCAACTTCCGCCGGGTCCAGATAAGGGTTAATGGCCTTTTTCGGGCTGTTCCATGAGAACGATGCGGCAGCCTCGTTAAAGCCGCAGCAGTTGTTCATATCGGCATGGCTCATGCACGTACTCCGTACACGGCAGAACTATCCACGCCACGCGAATAATCAAATCCCACCCAGCAGCGCGGCCCGGAAACAGCAATGATTTCTGTTGCTGATTTACCCTCGCCAGCTGCCACACCGATGCTGCGTTTTGCCTTGATGTAGTGGTGAGTAAAATTGCGATACAGCGAACGGATCAGGGATGTGTCACTGTTAGAAACAATGACCGGATGTCCTTCTGATGACCGATGTTCAAGAACAGATGCCAGGTGATACTGGTCATCTTCAGTGAAACCATCAGTGTGATAGCCGGAAAACGTACCGTCATACGGCGGATCGCAATACACCACATCCCCCGCCTTCAACATCGCCAGCGTTTCATCAAAGCTGGCGCAGATAAACGTTGCTCGCTGGGCCTTTTCTGCAAATGCGCGAATTTCTTTTTCAGGGAAATACGGATTTTTATAATTACCGTAGGGAATGTTGAAATGCCCGCTCTTGTTATAGCGACATAAACCACGGTAACCGTGACGATTGAGATACAGGAAATATACCGCTTTCATGAAATCAGTAATTTCAGTGGAGTAATTAAACTCCTGCCTTATGTTGTAATAAGCCACCTCCCTGTTTGCGATCTCAAATAAAACTCTGGCGCGAGATATAAACGATTCACAATCAGCAGCAACCTTTTTATAGAGGTTGATTAAATCAGGATTAATATCCGCAACCAGATAGCTGGGGTAATCCGTCTCCATCATCACAGCACAGGAACCCGCGAAAGGTTCAACCAGTCGCGGGCCAGCAGGAAGGTGTTTTTTCAGTTCGGACATAATGGCGGTTTTATTTCCCGCCCATTTCAGGATGGTGCTCATACAGCACCTCCGTTGTAATGTTTGCCTTTCAGCTCTGCGATTTCCTGACAGGTAATGCAAAGCTGCACCCCCGGAATGGCACGGCGGCGTGCTGGCGGAATTGGCGCTTCACACTCAACGCAAAGCACGCGGGACACGCCCGGCGCTTTGGCACGGGCAGCACGGATATGACGTTGGCGTTCTTCTTCAACTCGCTGCTGTACGAGATCCATTGCATCAGCCATCAGTGGATCTCCTGCGCTTCGTTCTGGATTGCTTCAGCAGTCACACGCAGCAGTTCTGCCGCTTCGACGTGGTTTAGTTGGCGGGATGTGATATGACACGCCAGGCTATCAAGGCGAGCTGCCATTGCTTCAGCCCTTGCCCGGCGTTCTTCCAGACGAGCCTCTGTCAGTAAAATATTAAGCCCTGCATCATCCGGTCCGGTTTTAGTCGTGAGGGTTTCAATATTACGCATAATCAATTCTCCTGAATTTAGATAAAGGGATGCCCGGCGGGTTTACGCCATTAATTTCATTAGTTGGTTAATTCGGCATGGTTAGCCGTCTGGGAAATAAGCTCACCACTGCACGAAAATGATTCATTGCTTTAATCAGCTCCCGCTTTTCGTCAGTGGTCAGCTCATTAATGCTGATGCTATGACGTTCAGCTGGAATTTTTGCCATAAAGAATATGGCAGCCAGTGCCCGTTTATTTTGTTCATTATTGATATCCCGTGGATCACGCATATCTTTAATAAACCGCTCAAGCTCTGACTCAATATTCATGCCAAAAACTTTCGCCCTTAACTCCGCAATGTGATTAAGTCCATTCAGGCGTTCACCGGGGCTTAATGGAACAGTTGCTGCAGCGCCATTAATTGCCATACTTCATATCCCCCAAACGCAGCTATCGTTCTTTGTTCTTACGGTAACGCTCAAGAGGAGATACATTTTTTCGTATCGTCTCTTTAACCTGCTCTCCCCGTAAAAACGTCCCATCCTTTAACGTGAAAAAGTAACTGCCATCGCCCGACAATGACGGATAGCAACAGAGCAAATCATCTTCAGGTACTGAATAACTCTCCCCTCTGTAACGAAACTGATAAACCACTTCACTTTCTGCCGCATACATTTGGACTTTCTCCGTTTCCTCGTGGTCAATTCAGACAGCAATTCATCTTGTGAATGACATGGATGCCAGCGTTTTCCATCCTCACCCGTGATCCAGCCGTGACCGTAGTGCATTGCCGGACTTTGTTTTACCAGCAGCGACGCAAATGATGGTTCTTTCGTCAGCATAAGCACCTCACAGCAAACCGAATGAAGCACCGAGGCCAGTCACAGTATCAACTGCACTCGCCATCGCAGGGTTAGCCTGTAAACGGGCCTGCAATGAAACAGCCGCCAGCGCCATCAGTCGTGTTACAGAATTAATGCTGCTGATGGCATCACGACGACCGGCACTGGTTTTTACATCGCCAGATACCGCACCTGCAGCAACACGCCCGATCTCTGCGGTTGCACTCATGACGTAATGCGGCAGTTTCTCTTTTGCTACCTCATTAATCGGTACACATGGCAGGCAGTGAATCTGTGCCAGAAAACCATCTATCAGCGTTGAATCTTCAGTCAGATCGGTAAGCAGCCAGATTTCTGGCGCATTGAGCTGATGCGGTTGATCTGGGTTGAGTTTGTTTCGCAGAGTCTGGACATTCATTCCTGCACGTTCTGCCAGCTTCGCCATATTGTGACGAAGTGCAAAAGCTCTACAGGCTTCATCAAAATGCGGGTGTTTGGAAATCTTATAATCAAACATGCTACCCCCTTAGAAAGTTCTCATAATTGAACTTACTTACCAACAATGACGCGGAAGTTGGAATGACCGAGGGATTCACGGACCTGATCGGTTTTGTACATTAAATAACGCAGGCTTACGCGGCCTTTGTTTTTTTCCTTCTTGACCATGTATTTAGCAAGCTGACCATGGTGAATTTTTTGATACACAGAGCCGCGGGAGATACCTTCCCATTCAGCGAACTCAGCAGGCGTTGCCATCTCTTTTGGTACACGAATTGAAATATCAGTACTCATAGTGCAGTATCTCTTAGTTTGGTTTCGTTTTATCTTGTTTTATGTGGTTTGGTTTTGCTTTTCAAACCATGAATGGATATTAAGATCACTTTTTATATACGTCAAGAGGTTTGATTATGAGTTTAATCAAAGCGGGAAATGATAGTGGTGGGCGCGATGCAATTAACAGGCTTATTAAGGCTTACAACTTCAGCTCACGACAGCAGCTCTGCGAACATCTGGAAGTATCCAAAAGCACTATGGCTAACAGATACTTAAGGGATAGCTTTCCTGCCGAATGGGTAATTCAATGTGCCCTTGAAACAGGAGCTTCCCTTCTATGGCTGGCTACTGGTCAAGGAGATATGTATGCGTGTGAGAACGAAGAAACAAATCTCAAAAATGAACCTCCCGTCACTGTAAGACCACTTTCTAAGATCGTTGCTCCTAGCATCAAACGTGTTGAACTGAAGAACGGCGAACTGCAGGCAAGTGATGAAATTCTTCTTGATAGCAGCCTGCTCGATGGTGACTCATCCAACGCTTTATTTGTTAAAACAGCTAATAATAGCTTTGTAGTGGATACGTCCGTTAAACAAGTCAGTAATGGCTTCTGGTTAGTCGATATGGACGGAGTTAAAAGCATCGTCAAAATTGCGCGCATACCCGGAAACAAAATAGTAGTTAGCCAAGATGACACTTCATTTGAATGTTCTGTAGATGATGTGGAAGTTGTAGGACGTGCAGTCAAAGTAATCAAGAACCTCTAACTTATGACCATCAGAAAACAGCCGAACGGAAAATGGTTGTGTGAGTGCTATCCCAATGGACGCAATGGTAAGCGCGTGCGTAAGCAATTTGCTACCAAAGGCGAAGCCATTGCATTTGAAAGCTTCACAATGGAAGAAGTGAACAAAAAACCGTGGTTAGGAGAAAAGGATGATCGGCGACACCTATCAGAATTAATTGAGCTTTGGTATTCCCTGTATGGTCAGACACTCGCAGACCCCAAGCGCCTCATGGCGAAACTTAGAATTATCTGTAATGGTCTAGGCGACCCCATCGCCTCAGAACTGACAGCCGGTGACTTTACGAAATACCGCGAAGCACGGTTAAAAGGTGAAGTACGAAATGAAGATGGCACGTTTATGTCGCCCGTTAAGCCCCGCACGGTAAACCTTGAACAGCGCAATCTATCATCTGTTTTTGGTACGCTGAAAAAGCTGGGCCACTGGTCAGCCCCCAACCCGCTTGCTGGGCTGCCAACATTTAAAATTGCTGAGAGTGAATTGGCGTTCCTGACCCCGGAAGAAATTAAACGTCTGCTGGATGCCTGCGCCGATTCTCAAAGCTCCAGCCTGCTTTTGATTGCAAAAATATGCCTGGCCACCGGCGCACGCTGGAGCGAAGCCGAAAACCTGCAGAGTCATCAGGTATCAAAATACCGTATCACTTATACCAAGACCAAAGGCAAGAAAAACCGAACTGTGCCTATTTCTAAGGATTTATATGAAGAACTGCCTAAGAATAGGGGGAAGTTATTCACCCCATGCAGAAAAGCCTTTGAGCGTGCAGTAAAGCGGGCTGGTATCGATCTGCCAGAGGGTCAATGTACTCACGTTCTGCGTCATACATTCGCTAGCCATTTTATGATGAATGGTGGAAACATATTGGTTTTGCGGGATATCCTAGGACATTCAGATATAAAAATGACCATGGTCTATGCACACTTCGCCCCAGACCATTTAGAAGATGCCGTAACTAAAAATCCTTTATTTAATTTGAGGTAAGTAGTAATTTATGAATAGCGAACTAGAGTTACTTATAAAAATATTATTCCCTTCCCTATCTGCCATTATATCCTTATTAGGGCTTAAAACAGGGTGGACTTATAAAAAAGATAAACTATTCACATCACGTAAAAACATTAGCGAATTTTCATATCAGATGTATAAAAGCAGTGAAGATCCGACCTTCAAAAAACTGGCGGAAGATTACGGCATTGCTGCATTAACCAAAGATAACACATTGACAAAAAAACAAAGATTAATATTACTCAACACAACAAACCCCGTTAGCGATATAGATAATTATTCCAAATGTCAAAGTCTAATTTCCATTACCACCCATAAAGAAATATTCGCATGGAATAAAAAAAGATATAAATACAGCATATATAGAAAATTAATAAAAATCATAACAACTCTAATTTACTTCATGAGCAGTCTCATCGTAGCACTTCCTTTCAGTTATTCTGTTGTAGTAAGTGCTAAGATGATGGAGAAGATAAACCATCTAACTACTTGGCAATACTTTGGTTTAAGCAGCTATTTTGTGGTATCGGGAGTAGCAATATGCTTTATCTGCCTAGATAAGCTCTCCAAGATTAAGATCGCCGAGAGATTAATCGTTTCGAATAGGCGTTTAGGCGACAAATGCAGTGGCGGCACTTTGGCGGCAGAAAGTTAAAAACCCATAAAACGGACAGACACCGCATAAATCTAACCAACTGAAAATCAAAGCAAATCATTGTTTTTACAGACATTGAAATGCTATGTAGGAATTTCGGACGCGGGTTCAACTCCCGCCAGCTCCACCAATTTTTGATATATTGAAGTTCAGTGAAGTCTATCAAGCCCGCATGGAACCAGCCTTGCGGGCTTTTTTACGTCTATAGTAGTCTACCGAGAATTGCTAGAATCTACTCGTTATGGCACCCTTTTTGGGACCCAACACAAAGGGTCCAAAACATGAGGGTCCCAAACATGGCAAAAATCGCTAAGAAGCTCACTGACACTGAAATCAAAAGCACCAAACCTGCCGAGAAAGAGGTTAACCTTTTTGACGGCGATGGTTTGCTCCTGCGAATCGCCCCCTTAGCGAAGGGAGGAAAGAAAAATTGGTATTTCAGATATGCAGTGCCTGTGACCAAAAAGCGAACTAAGGTGAGCTTAGGAACCTATCCTCACCTTACACTTGCGAAGGCACGAGCTTTACGTGATGAGTACTTGTCGTTGCTTGCAAATGGTATAGACCCACAAGTTCATAACACCCACAAAGCCAATGCCCTTAAGGATGCAACGGAACATACATTTCAAGCAGTAGCCAAGAAGTGGCTTGATGAGAAAGTCAAAACGTCAGGCATCTCCCAGGATCATGCTAACGACATCTGGCGAAGCCTAGAGAGAAATATCTTTCCAACGTTGGGTGATACCCCCATTAAGGAGATTCGCCCTAAAATGCTTAAACAGCATTTAGACCCCATAGAAAAACGAGGTGTCCTTGAAACACTTCGCCGCGTCATATCCCGCCTGAATGAAATTTTCCGCTATGCAGCAACAGAAGAACTCATAGAATTCAATCCGGCTGACAACCTGGGGCAACGGTTCAGCAAGCCAAAAAAACAGAATATGCCAGCATTACCCCCTTCCGAACTCCCCCGCTTCCTGGTTGCTCTAAACAATGCTTCTATCCGTTTAGAAACAAGGCTACTGATTGAGTGGCAACTTCTCACATGGGTTCGCCCTGGTGAAGCTGTTCGCACAAGATGGTCAGATATTGATATAGAAACCAGCATGTGGAACATCCCGGCGGAGTTTATGAAAATGAAGAAGCCTCACAAAGTTCCACTGAGCAAAGAATCTTTGCGAGTCTTGGATTCAATGAAAGCCATCAGCGGGCATAGAGAGTGGGTTTTTCCCAGTATCAAAGCTCCACTCAATCACATGCATGAACAAACAGCTAATGCGGCTATAATCCGTATGGGCTTCGGAGGTGAGCTTGTAGCTCATGGTATGCGATCAATCGCTAGAACGGCGGCTGAGGAGTGTGGCAAGTTTAGAACTGATGTCTTAGAAGCCGCCCTTGCCCACTCGAAAAAAGATGAAATAATTGCAGCCTACAATCGTGCAGAGTATCTCACAGAACGTGTGGTTCTCATGCAATGGTGGAGTGACTATGTTTCGTCTCAAAAATACAAAGTTATTGCCGCATAACTCTTCCATGATGGGTTAACTATCTTGATTTATTTGAAGAATTAATGATCACACCATTAACCTATGTGGACTAAGCATAGCCATTTACAAATGGGTACCTTGAGGCCACATAACGAAAGCTGTCGGTCATATCAGCTAAATAATTCACATCTCTTCTCGATTATCATACACCTCGAAGAACTACCAAATTCGCTCTAATCAATGATAAAACAGTTGAATTCGGTTAAAATTTGATCAATTTTATCCTCTACATTGTATTGAATCATCCATGAGGTTTTGTGCATGGCTAGCGGAAATGAAAAAAATCATAGAGTTAGGGTCGCACAGTACTTGAGGATGTCTACCGACCATCAGCAATATTCTTTACATAATCAGTCTGAATATATCAAAGATTATGCTGAAAAGAACAATATGGAAATCGCTTATACCTACGATGATGCAGGTAAGAGCGGAGTCAGTATCGTAGGCAGGCATTCTTTGCAGCAGTTACTTAGCGATGTAGAACAAAAGAAAATAGATATACAGGCTGTATTATTTTATGATGTGAGCCGTTTTGGTCGTTTTCAAAATAGTGATGAAGCTGCATATTATTCCTTTCTATTTGAAAGAAATGGTGTAGATCTTATATATTGTTCCGAACCTATACCCACTAAAGATTTCCCTTTAGAGTCCTCTGTTATACTGAATATAAAAAGATCAAGTGCTGCATATCACAGCAGGAATCTATCTGAAAAGGTATTTATAGGGCAAGTAAATTTAATAAAGCTTGGTTATCATCAAGGCGGTATGGCTGGTTATGGGCTGAGACGTCTTTTAGTAGACGAAAATGGCATAGCTAAAGAAATATTGAATTTCCGCAAAAGAAAGAGTATTCAAACAGATAGGGTAATATTAATTCCGGGACCAAAAAATGAAATAAAAATTGTAAATAGAATCTATGATCTCTTTATAGATAGTAACGTCCCAGAATTCATTATTGCTGAGAGATTAAATGAACAGAGCATACCTGCAGAAAATGGAACATCATGGACTCGTGCAAAAATACATCAAATTTTGACAAATGAAAAATATATTGGAAACAACATATATAACAAAACCTCATCTAAACTAAAAAGTAAGCTTGTAAAAAACCCCAAACATGAATGGATTAGATGTGACAAGGCATATAAACCAATTATTTCAAAGAAAAAATATAATAAAGCTCAAGAAATAATTCAGCTCCGATCCATTCATTTGACTAATGAAGATCTATTAGAAAAGCTAAAAGAAAAATTAGAATCTAATGGAAAACTATCAGGCTTTATCATTGATGAAGATGATACAGGCCCTTCATCTTCTGTTTATAGAACCCGATTTGGTGGTCTTTTAAGAGCATATACTTTGATTGGTTATAAGCCAGAACATGATTACAGCTATCTCCAAATAAATGAAGCACTAAGATCATTTTACTCAGAGATAATTGAGGATTTTAAGGGCGAAATATTAAAAAGTAACTGTCATATAGACGAGTATAAATATTACCCAATGCTTTACATCAATGATGAGTTTTTAATTTCCGTCCTTGTTACTAAATGCATACATATGAAATCAGGTAAACTTAGATGGAAAGTCCGGTTTGATAACTCACAGAAAGCAGACATAACAATTGTTATACGAATGAATTCACAAAATATTTCACCTCTTGATTTTTATATCATACCAAAGATTGAAAACGAATATAGTAAAATGTGTATGATGGAAACAAACAACATTCGGTTAGATCTCTATAGATTTGATAATCTTGATAAATTTCTACAAATTATTACTCGCATGAAAGTGAGGGAACTATATGCTGCCTGAAAAAAATGAATTCCCAATAATTCAAATTGAGATTGCAAAAATAAAATTTCTTAACCCACGAACAAGAAATAAGGTAGTGCATGAAGAAATAAAGGAAAGCATAAAAAAAAGAGGATTAAGCAAGCCTATAAGCGTAAGAGCTATTGATGAAGACGATTTCAAATATGCTTTAATTTGTGGTCAAGGGAGAATAGAGGCTCTTGTTGCATTAGGTGAAACTATTATTCCAGCAATTATAAGAGATGTATCAGAAGAAGATGCTTACGTTATGAGTTTAGTTGAAAACATTGCAAGGAGAAGACCACGTTCTAATGAGTTATTACAGGTGATTAAAGACATGAAAATCAGAGGACTTTCAGACTCCGAAATAAGTGAGATTACTGGATATTCATCGAACTGGGTGAGCAGTATTAATATGCTTCTTGATAAGGGAGAGCATAAACTTCTCTCAGCAGTCGAACGGGGTAATTTGCCTCTGTATCTCGCAGTGCAATTTGCAAGATGTGAAACTGAGGAAGCACAAGATATTCTTACCGAAGCATATGATAAAAAATTAATAAAAAGTCGGGACATTATAAAGATAAAATACATTCTAAATCAAAGAACAGTTGGGAATAAAGGTGCAAAAGCAGCCGGATTTTATTATCACAAACCATCAAAAAGGATGACTGCAGAGGAGTTGATTGAGCTTTATGAAAATAGTATCGCTGAACATAAATCTGTTTATAACAACTCGAAATTTATAAAAACCAATCTACTAATAATAAATGAG